GCTACAACTGCAGCAGATGCAGCAACAGCACTAACAGGAACTGGTGCAGGAACAGGAGTGGGATCTATAGAATCTTACAAATCACCTTTTCAACAACAGGTTATTGATACAACATTAGCAGAGTTTGATAGACAAGCTCAGATTAGAAGAAACCAACAAGCAGCACAAACATTAAATGTTGCTGGTGCGTTTGGTGGTGGCCGTGAAGGAGTACAAAGAGCAGAGTTTGATGCAGCAAGCGACAGGAATCGAGCGGCTTTACAAGCACAATTATTACAAACAGGTTTTGAAAGTGCAGCATCAAGAAGACAACAAGATCTTGCAAATCAAATAAATTTATCTAATCAACAAAGAGGATTAGGTGCAGCAGCACAAGACTTTGCAAGAGCACAAATATCTGGTCTTGGCACACTAGGTGCAGCACAACAGGCACAACAACAAGCAGTGTTAGATGCACAGAGACAAGCAGCACAGATGGCAGTTGAAGACCCAAGAAGAAGATTAAGTTTATTAGGAACTGGTATTACATCAATAACACCAGGTGCAGGAACAGTGACTTTACAAGAAGCACCAATGGCAGCAGCAGCTAGTCCATTATCATCAGCTTTAGGTTTTGGATTGATGGGTGCTGACATATATGGAAGAATATTTGGAAATAGATAATGGCTAGAGTTTTAAAAAGACCAATGTTTAGAAGAGGTGGGTCCACTAATGATGGTATCATGTCTGGACTTGAGGATAGAGAAAAGTTTGCAACACAAGGAACTATTCTTGATGTAGATAAAGCAAAATTAGAATCACAAGCAATACGAGATATATTTGATGAGTTAGCACCTATACCAAAAACAAGATTACCACTTGGTACAGTGGGTGCTGCTTTAGTTAGTGGTGCACCTGTAAGAGATGCATTAACAACTGGATATGCAGATTTTATAAGAAGAGATGATGCTAGAAGAGCAGCAGTTAGAAAAAGGGAACAGGCAGCTGTGTCATCAGCACTAGGATCTCAACTATCTAGAACAGGTCGAGGTAAAATTGCAGTAGAAAAAATGGTAGATCTTGCAATTGCAGCTGGTAAATTTCCTAATACAGCTCAAGGAAGAGCTGATGCTTTTGAATTATATAGTAGAAGTGCAGGAGATATAACTAGAGCATCTCCAAATCAAAAAGTATTAGATAGATATAAAACTTTTTACCAGCCAACAGGTGGGACTGAGGCAGAAGCAGAATATGATGTATTAAAAGAAGAAGGTCTTCTTAAAATAGAGGGGACAGATTTTGGTAAAAAAGATTTAAGTGTTAAAGCAGATAGAGAAGATATTACAGATAATGAAAACTTTGGACCTGGTGATGGATTTGTAGATATAAATGGTGGTAAACTATATGTGTTAAAACCAGGTGGCAACAAAGATGATTTTACATCAAACAGTTACGAGATAATAGATTTAAAGAGTTTATATTAGGAGGTTAGATGGCTAAAGATATAGATGCATTTGGCTACTTTGACCTAACTCCACAAGAACAAAGTTCAGAAACAAGTGCAATCACAGCAACGATGGCAGGTATTGCATCAGGTATTATAAAAGTTCCTGAAGGTGTTATATCACTTGGTGCAGAGTTAATAGATTTAGGTTTTGATACGGATCTTGCTGCTAAAGTAGAAACAGCATTTGATAGAATAAATATATTTGAAGAAGTAGCAGATGATAGAGCTATAGGTAAAATTGTAGAAACAATGATACAGATAGGTGTGCCAGGTGGTATAGGTTTTAAACTAGCGAGTGCAGCTGTTAAAGCAAAAAAAGCTGGTAACTACATGGATGCAGCAGGTGGTAATTTACAAAAAGCTGCGAAGAAAGCAAATGACTTTAATAAAACATTAGGTAGAAAAAAATTTTTAGCTGGTATGGCTGGTGGTGTAGGAGGAGAGGCTTTTGTTGCAAACGTAGAAGATATAGGAAGCTTTGGTGATGTGTTTGAAGCTGGACCTACACAACTAGAAGAAACCACAGATGAAGGTGGTAGAGAAGATGCTGGTAGAAAATTAATGAATAGATTAAAGTTTGGTGCAGAAAGTCCAGTAACTTTATTGTTTGGTTATGGTGCGGGCAAAGCAATCAAAGCAGCTGTGCAACGTGGTAGAAGAATAGAGTTTAGTAATTCTAAATTAGATCAATATTTTAACAAAGTATTTTCTGCATTGCGAGCAAGAGGTGCAAAACCACAAGAGATATTTGAAGGCAAGATGGCAGAAAAAGGTGCAACCATGGCTGACACTAACAGAGCTATGGAGTTAGTTAAAAATATAGATAGACAAGTTGATAGTATTTTTCCTATGTTTAAAGGTTCTTTTGATAAATCAAACATAAAAACAAGAGCAGAGATATACAAAACATTAAACGATGTTTTATTTTCTGACAATATAGGTCGTGATATTTCTAAAGCTAATATTACCAAAGTTACAAAATTTTTAAAAGATAAAGGAGCTAAAGGTGATGCAATTAATGAAATATTTAAATCATTAAATGGCGCAAGGCAAACTTTTACTGAACTAATAAACGCATCTTCTAATGCACCAAAAGATATAAAAACATTAAAAGATCTTATGGGTAATAGAGTAAAAGAATATCTTGGTAATACTTATAGAATATTTGAAGATAATTCTATTTTACCTTACATGAGATATGCACCAACAGAAGAGGCTATTAAAAATACACAAAAATTTTTTAAGGATTATGCAGCTAAGAATGGTAAAAAACTTACAGACTTTCAAGCAGAGACTATGGTCAATACTGTTATTAAATCAGCACAAAAACAAAAAGGACCTCCAGGTTTACCTTTTAAATATGTTGATGACACAGCTGCAGATGAAGGACCAGAACTAGATAAATTTTTTAAAAATATATTAACAGATCAAATTAGACCAACACGTATTCTTGCAGAAACAAAAGGTAAGGATAAAGCTACAATACAGGCATTATTTGGTAAAATAGAAGACCCTAGATTTTCTATTTACAATAGCATGACAAAGTTATCGTCGATTGCTAGAAAAAATGAATTATTTGAAAGACTTGCAAAACAAGATGAAGCTGTGCAAAAAGCAGTTACAAAAAATACACCTGCAGGTGCAAGAGGTTTCTTTTTTGATGATCCATTAAAAGCATCAGCAGCATTACCTAATCAAGACATAGTAGAGTTAGATAAATATCTTTTACCATTTTTTAAAGATGAATTTACAGTCAACCCACTAGCAGGTAAGTTTACATCAAAAGCAATAGCAGAAGGATTAGGTGATTCTTCAAAAGCTTTACAATTTTTATTTGAACCAAGAGCAGGAGCTACAGGTGTAGAAAAAGGTTTAACATGGGGGTATCGTAATTTAATTTTATTTCCAAAAGCACTATCACAAGTAGCAAAAACAATACTT